GTTAACAATTCCAGTTTTTAAGAGATGCTGCTTTTCGGGTGGGCCTACCCTTTTCATCTTTCATTGGCCCAGGCATTCCGCTCATTCTTGCGCAAAAACTTTTTTTACGGCCTTCGTCAGCTTTTGTTTTAGGGTTTGGAGCAGGTGCTTTAAGGTTTGCATTATTTTTTGCATTGTATGCCGCCCTTCCTTTAGCGGTCATGCCCGCACCAGCTTCGGTGGGTTTGTAGTTCTTACCCTTACCGGTGGTGGTGCGCGCAATTGGTTTATTAGTGGTTTTGGGCATTATCGGTCTCCACAAAACAGACATCTTTCCAAGACATCACGAGGTATTCTTCGCCGTCAATCTCAAATCTAGGGTAAGACAAATAGTCCTCCGCGCCCCCAAATCGGATTCTCTGGCCTATTTCTATAGGATTAGGAATCAACCGGCCTTTTTTGTCAATCTCGCCAGGCCCTACGGCCAATACCTCACCGATGTTAGGCAGTTCATCCATGATGACTTCAATCACCTGGCTCTTGACCCGCTCAACGGGTCTTACAACGATTCGGTCACGCAACGGTCGTATCATTTTTCTTGCGCCTTTTGGGTGCTGGAGTGGCTGCCAATTCCGTGAATATTGGCTGCGGTGGCACCACGACTTGGTGTTCACCGCACCACATCCCAGCCTGTTTGGTTACTGTTTCAGGGTAGCGCCGGCAATGGCCGAACTGCGTACCCTGAAAAAACTGGCAATTTCCGCAATTCACTTCTGGTACATTTCGCCAGAATTGTTCGTACCCATCTTGGTATCACGGCCTTTCATGGTCATTTTCTCGCCCATCGGCTTGTTTTTGCCTTCTTGCATCACGGCATTTTTGGTCTTTTCTTTACGACCAGGATTGTCGTTGCAGTCTTTTGGGCAGTTAAATGTGTTCATTTTCGTTCCTTTTAGGAGAGTTGTTGCAGTTTATACAGCAAAGAATCAATTAAATCGGTAATTTCATCAATAGTATTCTGTAATTCGGTGTCTTTTGGCAAGTGTTTTCTATTCTCTTTGACATACTTTTGTAACGCTTTAAAGTATTTGATAGGGTCTTTTTCTATCTCAAATTCTTCTTCAAAATCACCTATTGGGCCATACTTACCCATCCAAGATTCTACTAGCTGGTCTACAAGGTCTGGGATGGCGTTATAGTATTTTGCCAAGGCCTTATGCTGCGCATAGCTTTTGGTCTGCCAATGCTGCAAATGAGCGCAGGTCGCAGAGTTAAGTAATGCCAGCGAAAATGCTTCGATGTCTTTCATAATTCCTTCAAACAGTACATATTAATGACCTTCGGCCCTGTCATTTTATCTGCTTTTGCGCCTTTTGTAGCAACAATTTTATTCTGTTGATGCACTAATTTCCATAATACCGCTTTAATGGAATGGGGTTTGGCCAGCAGTTCTTTTGCAATCTCCGCTTGCGTAATGTTGGGTTTTTGCTCAAGCAAGACCAAAATATCCTGCGCAAGCCGTGGTCGGCGTTTCATCTTTTTCATAATAAACAGTTCCCTATAAAACCTTTACTTTTACCATACCGCCCTTTTGCTGGCTAAATTTGTATGTGCAATTAATTCGTTTGTCGTTAATCTTCCAGGCATCGGCCAGACCGTCTTGACCAGCTTTAAATGCTGCAATCATATTGTCTTGATCTCGCGCCCGGTTATCTGGCTGGTAAAACTCAACCTCCAAATAAATAGGGCCTTCTTCCGGTATCGGCTGCGGATGCTGCATAGCTAGGATGCGGACCGCAAACCGGTACTTTTTTTTAGCAGCTGCTTGCGGAGCCCAATGCCCAGAATAATTGGGGCTTAGTTCTTTAGGCGGCCAAGGCAGGCTAAGTCTATCGGAGGAGTTTTTGGATTGTGTCATTGAGTACCGTTAGTTCAGTTTTTTTGGTTGCATTCCATATGGATTTGCGGCCATGAATGCCGTTATGGCTGCCCTGGTGGCAATCCTTGCAGAGCGGAATACAAAGGTATTGCAGGCCTTGTTCTATGTGGTGGGCATCTGAGGGTTCAGACACGCCACAAACGCCACACGGTAGCGATTTAACGCGTGTAAGGTGATTCCTTTGGGATGCGGTCAGCTTGTTATTCAATTACGCAGCCTTTACCGATCCGCGCAATACCGCAGCTTTAAATAAATATGGCTGGTCAAACTGGGACTCCAGAATGCCTAATTCTTTACCTTTGGCCACAATGCCTGGCCATGTTTCATGCCATTCTTTACCATCAACCACGCCAGGCAGGGTCACTTTTAACTCGTCAGACCAGCGCTCCTGGCGCAACCAGGTGGCGGGGTAGCATACAAACTGGCCGTCATTCTTACGCCATTGGTCCGAGCGCATTTGTTGCCGAATAGCGTCCAACAGTTCCGGCAGCGGCGGGCGAATGCCCTCAGTTTGTTTCCAGGCCTTACGCGCATCGCCCTTGGCCACACGGCGTGGGTAGGTTTTCCAAAATTCATCAAAGTCTGTCATTTATCCCTCAACCAAATAGCTAAACAAGCCAAAATAGCAACAACCAAAATAAACCAAGAAAAATCCACTAATGACGGGGTTTGAGCAGAATAGGCAATCATTCATCGCCCCGCTCACGAATAGCCTTGGCTATGTCCTCTTGTTCCATGCCCTCAAACCAGGACATCTCAGCGACCTTGGCGCATTGTTCGCGCTCGTAATCAGCTGCGCGTTTAATGGATTGAATTAGCTGGTCTCTAGCAATCCCTCTAAACGCTTCAAGCAAATTGTTTGCAAAGCATTCCAATTGTGATTCGGTGGCCGACCAATTTTTTTTGGTTCTTACCATTCCGCATTTAAGGGCAACTTCTTCTAGATCATCGAGGGTCATATTTGTTCTCCTTGTTGCAGAGAATAAATGATTAAGAAATAGTTTGCAAGGCAGTTTTTAGTTTCTATTTCTTTTTCTCATAGGTTACCCAAGGGTGATAGCCATGATCACTTTAGCACCAGCAAAGATTAGTAAAACAATCCAGCCTATGCGCCCCATAAGGCAACGATTCATCCTAGCCTAAGTTGTCTATCACCCATGTCTTAGGCTAGTTCCGCAGTCCCTCGTTGACAGGCTGCTCCGGTAATCTGGTGGTGAGCCGATACCGTATCTACTGTTCCGCGCAGCCGATGTAGGCTCTTAATAACGCTCGGAGTACGGTCAGCAGGCAACAAAAAACCCCAAATCCTTGGGTGGTGCGGCCTTGGCGGGCAGTTTTGGAATAAGTCCTCTGGAAGAATGACCGATGCCAAAACCTATCGCACCACCGAAAAATTCGGGGTTCGCTTCCAGAGATTCCAACAAGTGCCACCTTGCTGACCCCTTAATATTACCATGGTTTTATTTAAGAAAGTCTGGTTTTTTTAACCATGGTTCAACCCTAGTTCGACCATGGTTAATAGGTAATAAGCAGTTATTACGCAGTTATTAAGCATTTATTGAGCATTTATTGTCATTTATTGTGCAGACTTATTGTCATTTATTGGGTATTTTTCTAGTGGTTTACCCTAGTTTTATAGGGGATTTCCCTAATTTTGATAAAAAAACGCATAAATCGGTTGCGGAATGCAAATAAACAGTTTACTATTCATCTACGGTCATTTGATCGGGCAACAAAATCGGAGAGAAAAATGAAATACACAGTACACCAAATCAACTTGTCAGACGAACAATACGCTGCTCATCGCGAGACATATCTCGATACAACATTTCACCCAACTGTAAAAGCAATTTTGACTGCTCAAGATTTGTACAAGCCAGTTGCTGAAATCAAAGCTGGTTCATTAAACGATGTGTTTCGTATTGGTAACATGGGAAACCACCCAGACATCAAAAGAATTGACGAAATGCATTCCCTGTCAGTTGGCGATGTAATCGTTGACGAAACGGGTCACGCAGTTTTTGTTGCACCAATTGGTTTTAAATCAGTTCACGCTTGGAATTAATTAACGGGGCTACGGCCCCATTTATCGGAGAGAAAAAATGAAAAACGGATTTACACCAAAAGAATATGCATACGCAGTTGCAATCGATGCCTTGTACCATGCAATTAAAAATAAGGATCGTGAGATTGATGATGTTACTGAATCAGAGCAAAACAAAGTCATTGATCAAATGAAAAAACTTAGAGAAGTTTTGGCACAAAAATCTAATTTAGACATAACACCAATTTAAACAACCGGGGCTTCGGCCCCATTACTCGGAGAGAAGAAATGGACGATTTACAAGACTTACATCACCACCAGCAGCTGCAGCAGCAAGAGCAACAGGCGCAACCAGCTTACTGCGACTACATTGCTCACATAACCAAAAGAGCCCTAAACGCACCTGACCCATTAGACATTGTTTATGGTACTGGTCGCATTCATTGGGACTTAGGCCCAGAGGGTCAGTTTCTTAGCACCAAAAAGCATTTGTTTGTTGTGGATTGCAATGGCCGTCATTACAAAATAACCGTGGAGGAATTATGAAAGACACCAAAATTAACCAAGTAGCGCAGCATTTAATTAAAAAAAGAAAGATAACCAGCTGGGAGGCAATCGAGCGCTACCACGCCACACGCCTAGCTGACATTATTTTTACCCTAAAAGGCAAAGGGTGGAACATTGTTACCGAAATGGTAAAAGAGCCTAGCGGAGTGCGTTACGCCGTTTATCACTTGATGTCAGGCATTCGCAAAGGCAGGGCATGATGAGAAAGACCAACTTTGAGGCAAACAGGTGGCAACGCAATGTGTTTACTAAAAAAGAATCTCCTTGGATGGAGGCCTTTGCTGCAGTAGGTTTAGTAGTCTTTATTTTACTTTTAGCATTTATTTAATCGGAGGGAATATGCAAAAAATAGCAACCGCGTTAGTCAAGGCACAAAAGGCCTTTGGACCTGCGCTCAAATCGTCCACCAATCCACACTTCAAATCAAGATATGCCGACTTGGCAGCTTGTGTTGAGGCCGTGATTGATGCCCTTAACGACAATGGAATTGCCTTGGTTCAGCATTCGCATGACTGCGCCGATGGAATTATCATCGAGACTATTTTTATCCATGAGTCTGGTGAAATGATTTCTGGGGGCAAACTCCATGTGCCAGCTACCAAACAAGATGCCCAGGGGTACGGGTCAGCAATGACCTACGCCCGCCGGTATTCGCTCCAGGCTGCTTGTGGTATCGCACCAGAGGACGATGACGGCAATCAAGCATCGCGCCCAAGCAAACCTAAATCTACCCGCACCAAGGCAGAGATTGAGGCATTAATTACGGCAGCCACATCAACCGATCAACTGACTGCTACTTGGAAAACATTAGCAGCAGACGAGCGCGAAATGGTGCGTGAGTTTGCGGCTAAACATAACGAAAAACTGAAAGGTGACCAAAATGCGTGAACCAAACCCATTCCAACAAGACGGGACCTGGTGGAATGACCGCCTTGGTAAGTTGACCGGTTCCAGAATGGCTGCAGCCATGAACTTCCTAAAGTCTGGCAAAGAGTCTAGTGAGCGGGAGAACCTGCGTTATGAGGTAGTGGCCGAGCGCATTACCAACACCTTTGCCGACAAATATATGACCTCGGATATGCAATGGGGCGTAGAGCAGGAGGCCGCCGCTAAAGAGGCCTTTGAGACCCTTACCGGTTTAATGGTTAAGGATGTCGGTTTTATTGACCATCCAAGCATTGACAATTGTGGGGTTAGCCCAGACGGGTTTGTGTCCGATGGCTGCTTGATCGAGGTCAAATGCCCCAAGACTAAAACACACATGAAGTATGTGGCTAATCAGGCTATCCCACCGGAGTACAAACCGCAGATGCTTTTGCAGTCAGCTTGTACTGGTAAGGATGTTTGGTTTGTGTCCTATGACCCGCGTATGGGCGAGGGTAAGGATTTATTTATTAAAAAATATAGTCCTACACCAGAGGAGTTGGCAGAAGTTGAGGCAGCTGCCGAGAAGTTTTTAGCCGAATGCGATGCACTATTTGAGTTTTTTAATGATGAATCGAATTACTTTGATAAAGGGAGTTTTTAATGTTAATGATCGGATTAGCCCGCCTGGGCAATGACCCAGAAGTACGCTTTACACCAGACGGCAAAGCAGTTATGGATTTGTCCTTGGCGTTCTCATATGGCCGTAAGGTTGATGGCAAGCAGCCGACCCAATGGGTCAACGGGACTATGTGGGGAGATAGATGCGAAAAGTTAAGACCGCACCTTACCAAAGGCCAGCTATTGTTCGTCAGCATGACCGAACCCCATGTAGAAACCTATAAGCGCCACGATGGCACCGAGGGCGTTACTTTAAGGGCTAGGGTAGGCGAATTAGAGTTTGCTGGGTCTAAACCCGATTCTCAACCGCAAACGCCTCAAAACGCCGGAAAATACCCCTCACGGGCATATGCGGGTGACATCAACGATGACAACCCATTCTAGGAGGGAGTTATGAAAATGATCATAGCCGGTGTTTGTTTACTGTTTTTAAGCGGATGTGGCATCTTGCCCGACAAAAACGCTATGCCAGAGCAGGAGTTGATAGTTGATGACAAGGTTCATTCTATGAGCCGTCTTGAGGTGGTTACGGCCATTCAAGATTGCCAGGTTGCCAAGACCAGAGCCGTAGTAATTTACGGTAAACGCAAGGTTGGCGGTATGACCCGCGATATTGTGGTGGATGTAACTTGCGCCCCGCTCTATTGATTGTTGGGGCCGTTTTGTTAGTTTTATGGCATATGGAGGCCGTTCACAATGCGTACCGTGAGGGGTTTACAGATGCCATGACCTATGAAAAAAAGAGCCCCACCAAAGAGGCAGGGCAAGAGGGTTTAAAGGAAACAAACGAAATCAATATTTAGTGTATCACGCGTAAGGACGAGTACCGCTGCGATCAATAATCAATGCCTGTTGCCTAGGTTTATCCTCTGGGTTATTAGGGATTGAGATATGGGTCCAGCGGTCAAACTCTCTGATAATCTGGTCATAGCCAAGACCCGCAGCCATAATAGTTTTAACCACCTCATCGGGGGTCATGCCTGGGATGCGAATGTCTGCAGCACAACCAATCCGGTGTTGGCTAGTGTCCTTAGACCCTACCGCGTCATTGACTTGTTTGCAGCGAAACGCTGAATTAATCATTACAGGCTTGTTATTTAATACCGTTTTAACATCCTCTAGAAATGTAGCTAAACGCACAAGGTTGGCCATTTCTGACGCATTTGGCGTATTGTCAAATTCACGGTGGTCCGTGTGGGTTAGTTCTTCAAGGGTAAAGTGTTCGGATAAGTTCATTTTTTAAGCATTCCTTTCATTTCTTCGGTTTTGCTCTTGCTCCCTTGGCTTGAACCAAAGTAAAACGATAAGACTTGGCCCGCAGCTGAGGTAATAAAACCAAGAGCAAAAATAACCAGTTGCTGCTGGTTGTCTGGCGTATCAACAAACATCAATATCCCAATCAAGAAAAACGCCAATCCTACGACACCAAGGGCTAAGACGGGTACGACCAGCTTATCTAGTTTAGTTGCGTGTTCAGATGTGGCTACCGCAGCATAAGCCTGGCGGGCAGAGTCTCGGTCTTGGACTTCCAGTTTGGCATATTCCAAGTCTAGTTCTTTAAGTTTTAGGGTCATTTCAGGATTGCCCGTAAGCGCCTGTGTGACCCCTTCAACGGTAGCGTCATCAATCCCTAACTTGCTTGCAATCCAACCTACGGCAGCGCCACCAGCTGGGCCGGCAACCGCAGTTGCTAGTACGGGCGCAACCCCTTTAAGTATTCCTAATAGCGTATCCATGAATTAATCCCCATACAAATAAACAAAATTGCTGCCATCCAAGTAGCCACAAGTAGGTCGTATCGATTCATTTTTTAGACCTTTCTTCAAGTAACTTGACCCGCACATGGAGGTCATGGAGTTCTTTATACAGTTCTTCTCGCATCTTGGCTCTGCGCTCGGCAGATATTGGGCTATCTGTTGGTATGCCCTCAGATGTAATTAGCGCAGGCATCTTGCCTTCAATCTGGGTCAAACGGGTCTGAAATGACGATACCTGGCCTAGTAACCAAGCAATACAGGCCACCAAAATTGGTATTACCGCCTTTAAGACATCTTGCATATTCATTTTTTAGACCCCCATACGATGTAATAAGCAATCCAAGCAGCCACTAGAAAACACCAAAACTGAACCCATTTAACCTTTGCCAACTCCGCATCAAAATACTTGCGGTCCTCTTTTTCTAGCTTTTCAATTTCGGCCTTAATGTCAATTAACTTCTGCCATTCTTTAGTGCCGTACTTCTTAATAAAATCTATGCGCAGCTGGTATTCCTCATCGGAAATCTTTTTGCGGTGTTTGTACTCCTCAAGGGCTTTAAATATTGCCCGCTCTTTCCTTAACTCCGCTTCCCTGCGTTCCCGAATCCTTGCGTTTGCTTGCTGCTTTGCAACATCTACTGCTTCCTTTTGTACTTCTTCAATATTCTTGCCAATTTCTCTACCGGCTTCTCTACCGGTTTTCATCCCTTCGCTGATACCCTTGGCACCAGCGGATAGCCCCAGTTCGTCTGACATATATCATCATTTTTTTAATTTTTGCCATATGTCCGCAACCGGCATTGAGTTAATTTCTTTCCATCCAATAAAGGTGCAAGCAAACATAATGAATAGGAAAAAAGCAAACAATGCAGTAAATATAAGCACCGCAAAAATAGCAACAAATAAAGCAAAAATATTTAATATGGTGGTTAACATTTAGTTGGCCATTAGCATTATGGTTAATATGAATAACAGGATTGCGCAATAAATGCGCTTTGCCCAATACTGTTTATTAAGTAAACGCGGGTCGTGAATTAGGTAACTCTGCAATTCCAACATATCCTCATCGCGTTCAATGTACTTTGGTTTAAGTGGATTAAGGTCGTATTTACAACCAATCTTAATTTTGCCATTGTTATATGGCACATCCATTACTTGTCTGCCTTATCATTTAATCGGTCAAAAAACGAGGCCATGATACTTTCCAGCTTGTCAAATCGTGCGACCATTTCAATTCGCACCTCTTTTAAATCATCCTTGCGCACATAAAGTTCTGGCAGACCTTTTTCAATCTGGTGAATGTCCCTGCGCAACTCTTTAACAGAATCCCAGAGTTCTCTTGCAAACCAGCCAATAGATGCAATAACGCATCCAAGGCCAATATTGATAATAGTTTGCCATTCCATATTAGGTTTTCATTATGTAGCAAAGAGCATAGTAAGGAGGCAGGTTGGCGTTAGTTCCGCTTGTACCAGCAGTATTTACAGATACTCCGGTTGTTTTTGAACCCGTAATAAAGCTATTTTGAGTTGTTGCAGCATTAAGGTTTGGAGCACGGGAGCTTACGCTTGGTCCAGTAGCAACTGAACTTCCTAATACTTCATTGTCTGTTATTCCAGTAGTGTGAAAGTGACCTGGATCAGTAATAGCATGAGTATGGCTTACTACTATCGCATCTGTACTTCCGCCTGTAGCATTAACTGCATAAGTTGAGCCAGCGCCAACTACAAATCGGTCTCGCAAATCTGGAGTTCCGTTTGAACCGTTACACAAAGCATAACCAGCGGGAATAGAGCCAATTGATCCAGACCACAATAAAATGCCTCCAACTGGGATTGGAGTTGCTGCGGGCGCTGCTGCGTTAATAATTCCATACAAATTGTCATAAGTTTGTATGGTTACATCTGAAGAAGTTTTTAACACAAATTTATAGAAAAAACCGTCTAACAACCAAATTGTTGATGGTGGCCGACCATCCGTTCCCAAAATAATTGGATTGGTATTAGCAATTAAACCGCTTGAATCGGTATAGGTTGCAAGCGGAGTAGTTGAACCAGCTTGGTATGTATAAATTCTACCGGCGTTTAATGGCAGGCCATCATTATTAAAAAACTGAAAACCGTTGCCTATGGGAGATAGATTGACTGCCATAATTATTTTCCTTTACCAACATCTTTGAGGGGAACCATTTTTTTCTGAGCGCGTTTTAATGCAGATTTTTCTGCCATTGCCACACCCTTTTTTGCGCCATACATACCGCCAACAGTCGCACCAACTCCAGCGCCTGGAACTCCGCCAAACGCACCGCCTACCGCGCCGCCGACAGAAGTTCCTAAAGTTCCAAGTAATGGGGCCGCGCCCAAACGAATTAAATTATGGGCTTGAATGGCTGCGCCAGGGTAAGACGCGTCATATTTGACTAGGTGGCCAGCATCATGTAAGTCCTTGACCATCTGCGCCAACTCTTTATCTTCCATCAATACGCCAAGTTTGCGATTGTTGTCATTTAAGTATTTTGTAATATTGCCGGCATTCCATTGGCCTTTATTCTTAGAGCCTTCTTGCAAAATGCGGTTAGCAAACTGGGCTTTAATTTCTGCAATTGCTGCATCTGCTTGGGGCCGTAATTCGTCTGGCATTTCTTTTAACAGTTTAATTAAATGCCGCTGCTGGTCTACATCCATCCGCTCCACGGTTGAGGCAATCTTTTCAAACGGTACGGCGCGATTCATGGGTGACTGTGGATCGTAATCCATAATCTTGGCCACGCCTTTTGGGTCATCTAGCAAACGAGCAATTTTGGTGCGAATGTCTCTAGCTTTTTTATAAACATCTTGACCGGCAACTTTTGTTACATCATTATCAATTTTATCTTTAAGACGGCCAATAATGCCAGAACGCTCATTATTCCAGTTTGAATTAATGTATCTACGCAGTCCTTCAGCTTGTTCTACCGTCATTGGTTTAACTTTGCCGTTAGCATCCAATAAATCATTTTCTTTTAAATGCGCTTCAACCCCGCGGCGCAAAGACATAAAACTGTCGTTTACCGTAAAGTTAGAATTTGTATCTAAGAATTTTTGTAGGTCGCTTGGTATAACTGCTGGCTGCGTTCCAGCTACTTGTTTAGCTTGGGCATACGATTGATCCATTTGAGTTTGCAGTACATTCTTAAAATCATCAAATGGGCGCGCAATCCTAGTGCCGCGGTCATATAAAGAAGTTTCATCAAGGCCTAAAGTTCCGCCCGTGCGCTCAACAATTTTTTGGCCAAAGTTTTCTAATGTTGCCCGCTCATTGGCTAGCGTGTCTCTGTAAAGCTGGCCAACGGGCGCGTCTACTTTGCTAGTTTGAAACTCGTTAGCAGCAGCGAATCCATCGCCTAAAATAGAGGATTGACGGGCGTTTTCTAAGCCAACACGAGCCAGAATTTGCTTGCGTTGTTCTTGTTCTGGCAGATTTACGCTGCCCTTTTGTGCGTACTTGACTTCTGGAAATGGCTGCGTATTGGTTGGAGCAGGCATTGTCGGGGTTTGTATTTTTGGCGCTGGTGGCAATGTTGCAGCGGGTCCACCTTGTTTGTTTTGTAATTGCGCTTGAAACTCTGCATAAGTTACTTTTGGTTTTGCCGCTAAAGTTGGCTCAACTCTAGTCGCTTCTGGGGCTTTTGGTACATTAGTTCCTAAAGCGGTTTCTACGGTTTCCGCGCCTTTTAATACACCGCGTTGTACGGCTGGGGCAACTTTTACGCCACCACCAGCGGCAACGGTTCCCATCATGTTTTCAATATCGGTTGCTGGCAAACCTGTTTTTTCAGCAATCCACGCCGCGCCCTTTTGGAAGTTTTCACCAATAAAATTGGTCAAACGGCGGGTTGCTTCGTTTTGGTATTCTGGCGTTTCTGTTACGCCAAATGTTTTACCCATACCAGATTCAAAGGGCGCAGCAGCTGCCGTGCTAATTTGTTTAGCCTGTTCTGGCGTTTTGCCAATTGCACGGGCTCCAGCATAGGTAACTGGTTCCACAATCCCTGGCACAACGCTGCCAATAGTTGCATCATAAAAACTAGCAGCAGTACGGCCAAACTGGGTTAATGGGCTGGCCTCGCTCATATCTTTAACTTTGCCAACTTTACGGGCTGGTGGTTCGGTTGTCTTAACTTCTACTGGCTTTCCTAAAATCATGTCACCGATAGGGTCTGCAACAGCTTGACGCATAGCTGGTTGCGCAGCGGCCGGTTTATTTGTTACCTCTGTAGTTACGGGCTCGTTAGTGTACGGCCTAGCCATTGCTGGCTGCGATCCAGAGGACAATTCAAAAAACTGTTTACGAACCTCTAATGGGTAATTATTAAATTTTTCAGGAGTAGTTAATATCTCTTGTAATCGATTAGGGTTATATCCCATATCAGTAAACCGTTTTACCGCCATTTGCACCTGTGTGGGTTGCAAATTTTCAAAACGAAAACTATCTCCAGACGGTTGCTGGGATGGCGGTTTTGAGCCACCTAATATAAGTTGGCCAATGTCTTGCATTACAAATCACCTGAATTTGTTAATTTTACTAAATTGTTGTATTTACGATATAGGTCTTTACGCTGGTTGTCATCCATATCACCAAGCAGTTTGTCGGTTAATTCCTTGCGTTTATTAACATCTTTAACATCACGCGCAATATTCATAATTTCAAATATGCGAGAGTCTGCATTTGCTGACCACATCTGTCGAAATCTATTGGCATTAGCATCGCCAAATTTTTCAGTATGGCGCTGCATACCAGTTGCCATCATGTCTACATTTGTCATTTGGCCATCAGTACGCCGGGCAATACTTAATAAAACATCGGGCGGATATGTTTCATCTCCGCTGGCCTCACGCGTCAGTTGTTGACCGGCAACAGTATCTAACGATCCACCCATTGCTTTAATATTAGCAATTTGCAAATTGGCTAAGTCTTTAGATAATTGTTTATATTGTGGATCGCCAACAAGTTCCGAATATGTTCTTTTAATTTTTCCACTTATTCCTGTTTCTGGGAAAAGAGCATCTGCTTTTATTGCTTCTGCTCCTTTAATAACTCCTCGTAAATTTTCACGCGCTAAGGTTAATTCAGACTGACGCTGCACCAAACCGTTACGGTATTGGCTGCCAGCGGTGCGGTCTGTTTCTTCTTGCGGGAGCGCTGCAAACGGCACACCGGCCTGACGCACGGGATAAGTTAAAGGCAAACGGCCGGTATCTGGCTGAACCATCTGCGATGTTGGTGTAATACTTGGCGCTGGACCTGCAGCTGGTTTATTTTGGATTGGTGCGGTCATGTCTTGGGATGTCACGCCACCAGGCGCAGGGGGCGCGTTAGGCAATGGCAAAGGAGTTACAGTACCAGGGCCTTTGCGGAATAAACCAGGTTGACCGCCAAATGTACCTACTTCTGGTGTTTGTAATCCCTGTTGGCCAGTTGGTCCAATTTGGGTCTGGATGACATTGTCAAAATATTGGCCAAGTTTTGCGGGATTGCGTACCGCAATTGCGTTGCCCATGCGCATTAAATCGTCTACTCGTTTTTCAGGAATTCCAATAGCCACCGCCTTTGCGCGGATTTCTGACATAGCCTCTATGGCTTGGTCGGCATTTCCGCTATTAATTCTTGGGTCGTTTCGGTAACCACCAACCAAAGACATGATTCCTGCGGTTTGGTCTTTATCTAAAGAAAACTGTGACTGTTGCGTTTGAATTTTGGATTGTTGGACTAATTCGGGGAATATTTCCCGTTCACGCTGGTATGCTTGCGCGCCACGGGCTAAACCTATCATTTCTGGCAATGTCATTGTTGCCGGCGGTTTAGCGCTTAATGAGATGTCTGGTTTTATATTAACTGCCATGATTAGCCTTTACTTTCCTAATTAAGCGGGAGAGCCGTAAGTTGTTGGTAATCCAGTTCCTGGTGTGTACATCGGTGGAATATTTCCATAATTTCCATATCCAGCCAAATTAGATGTTGGCGTTACTGCTGGAGGTTTCATAAAGGAATTTAACATTGCTAAATTGCCTAAGTTACCAAGAGCCCCTGCATATGCATTAGATGCACCAACCGTTCCAGCGGCGTTAGCTGCGGCTTGACCAGTAATTAATCCAGTTTGGCCTGCTGCAAAACTTTGCCCTGCATTTACTCCAGTATTGACCGCTTGTTGACCCATGCCAGCAATATTAGCCAAAGTGTTATAAATGTTGCCACGCTCAGTTTGAAAGCGGTTAAATGCGTTGCCATACTCAGTAGACGCTAAGTTTTGTCCATAGTCAGTAAGGGCGCGTAATGTATTACCGCTAATTGCCCCGCCACCAATATTCGCTAAACGCTCGGTAGCTTGAGTTCCCAAACGCTGCCTAAATGCCATGCTAGGGTCCAAATATTGTCCAAATTGTTCTGGTCCAAATTGAGCCGTTAAAAATGGTTTCATCCGCTCAATGTCTTTTAGGGCGGTATAACCTGTTTCGCGGTATGGGGCTAAATCTTCTCTAGATTGCCCGTACATAGCGGCCTCTTGAGCCATTGCTCGATCAGCTGCCGCTGCTTGTGTGCTTGCCGCACTTTTAGCTGCTTGGCCTTGCAAATAACCGCCACCTACTGTGGCAACGGCTGCAATAGTACCGGTGACTGGATCAGGCATTCTCAAACTCCTTTACATAATCTTCATAAGTCTCGCCATACAATTTGGCAACATACTCAGCAGCACTTGCTGCCCCATCAAACCCGTGGACTAAGCGCACCACTTCCAATATTAAGTCGTAGTAAGATGCCCGCCACATATAGGCCTTGTGTAATTGTTCTCTATTATCTTCCAATTTGTTAGCGCCAATCCACTTTAAAACAAGAATACTTACCAATGGCAGTAAATTGTGGGAATGGCTTTGAAAGAAATGGTTTTGTGGCAATTCCACCATAACCTGATAAATTACCTTTTCTTTTTGCTTTGGGTCTACTGGGTCGTTATCGCGCCAATCGTCTAGGCCTTGAATAACCCAAAAAAAGTCTATTAACCACTTTTGCGCAGTAAGCGGTAAATTAAGAGGGGCTAGTAATTGTTCGGTCATATGTTGTAATAAGGAATTCTTTTAGATTCGCCATTGACCGTAACCTCAATAAAACCCTCTGGGTTGGCTGGCAAAGTAGCCGATCCAGCGGTGGCCGTTGCTGCGCTAGAAAAGTTCAACAGATTAAGCAAAAACAGTTGCCAGGCACGGGTTGGCCGTCCCGTGTTATCAATTAATGGGCTTGTTGGCAGCCGTTGGTTTTGCGGTGTAGACATTAATTTTCTCCAGCTTCAGCCTTTAAATTTGCAGAAATAATGACTGCCTTGACGGGGTCAGAGATAGAAACCTCAAACACCTTATCGCGGGAAAACCCTAAACGCCGCCAAATAGCACGATTTAGGTATTTTCCTTGTTTTCCAATAGTTGTCCAATACTCATTAGACCAAGTTGAGCCGCCGTCATTAGACCAGCGCAACATCGCTTGTGGGTCCTCTCCTTGACCGGTAGACAATCCAACGCCTGGCTGAAACTGAATCTGTAGTTCATGGAAATACTGGCGTTGCAGGTCGCTTGTAATGTGCGGCGCTCTGCGAATTCGGCGGATTGGCTGGCCATCGTCTGTATAAAAGTTACGGCTTAATTGATAAATCTTGCCATTTTGGTAATCTCCAACCAATACCTGCTGGTTAAAGAATGCGCAACAATTACCACGATGGCGTTCGTATTCATTCTGATTATTACGGTACAACCATTTATGCCATAAGCCGGTTGTATTGTCATATGCCCAAGTTAAGCCGTTAGTTCCAATCGATGGAAAGGTCACCACATAGACCTCATGGCCTTCAAGCTGATAGGTCCACGCTATAGCATTAGACACATTCTGATTTACTAAGGTTGTTTCTACCGCATGGGTTGATATTCTTTCAGGAAAATATCCATTCATACGAACTACCATTGCCTCACCGCGATTATTCTTAGATACATACGCAAATGAGTTACCCATTCTAGACATAGAATATTGCGCTGCAATACCTTGCTGAGTAGATGTACCAGGAATCCTAGTAAATGGAAACGGCACCGCGCCCGAATTAATCCAGACTTCGGATGACATTTCACCTAATAAATAGACTTCTCGGCGATCCACAATAATGGACACTAGGTCATCTGGTGAGCCATCTTTACTAGCAAAAGACAGCGGGTCGGTAATGGGGCTCAGTAAGTCCGAGGCTGCCCATAGCTGCGAGTCTGGTTTGTTATAAACAAAGTAATTGTCGGTAATATCAACCGTTCCACCGCCTTGGAATGCGCCATCGTTTGCCGGCAATACGGTCCAGTTCATTGCATAAATGGTTGTGCTGCTGACTGTTTGGGATGCGCTTACTGTGTAAGTTCCAACCCCTCCAGAACCAGTACCAAAGGCCTTAATAATCGTGCCATCGGTTACTCCAGTACCATCAATGGTTTGGCCTATCCGCAGAGTTCCGCTAGTGACCGCAGAGACTGTGAGGGTTGTTCCAGATATTGCGCCGGTAACAATTGCAGGCGATGCAACCGAGTTAATAGTAGTGGATGCAACCGTTTGCGTGTTGCTGACCGTATAAGTTCCAGTTCCGCCGGTGCCAGTACCAAGAGCAGTAATAACGGTATTTTGCAAAACCCCTTGTCCAAAAATAGCCTGTCCTACGGCAATTGTTCCGCTTAAAACAGAGGTAACGGTCAAGGTTGTACTTGATATTGATCCGGTAAAGGTTGCTGCGGATGGGTTAGAGATAAACCAGCAATAACGATAAGTCTCATCCACAATGTAGACATTCACGCCGTTATCCACAATCCCAACCAAGCCGGTGGCGGTATTCATCTGGCCAATCATTTTGGGCGTGTAATCAGACTCCATTACATATACAAAATCACCGCATACGGTAACGACTTGTGTACCGCCTGATAGGGTACGAATGCCTCGCACTTCCTCTTGATTTGGGAGAATGGCTACAGTCTCAAGTCCTGGCGTTGGATAAAGCGCCATGATGCCACGGTCACCTTGCGGCTTAGTAGGGTCTATCTCTGGGTAGAAATTAATGCATTCCTGGGCATCTTGATAGATGGAGGGCGCTTCGTAAGCCGCGCCAACGAATCCAAAGTCTGGCATTAAAAGCCTCCGGTCAGAATCCAGCCAGCGTCTGCTCTCTTACCTACAATCAATGAGTCCTCAAATCGAGCAACTTGCATAGGTTTCATATTGGTGCGTTTAATGGTTGCCTTGGCATGGCTTGCAAACCCGTTAATCATGCTTATTTGCGTTGGGCTGGCTTTTCCATACATTGGCATCAAACGCTCGGCTAAACACCATCTGAGAGCCATAAAATAGCCTTGTGGAATGACTATCTCGTCATTGATGGTGGTAAATCGCTGAAACAGGGTGTCCGCAAAGATATGCATTTCACCTTGGGATGGATTAGGCCATACAGTAATTGTTCCTAAAGATTCGCCTGGCTGATAGTACAGGGCGCGAGGCCAAGGGCCGTTAAGGGTCTTTAAACCAATCAACTCATAGTTTTCTAGGTTTAGGATGGCTACCGGATAATCCAAGCCACCGTTCAAAATAGGCTGACCATTTGAGTTAGTGTTTACCCTTACAAATGCTGAATTAATGGATAAAGGGCGCTCGTAATATGCGCTAATTGTTGTGCTGGCTACGGTCTGTGAAATGTTTACGGTGTAAGTTCCATTAGAATTTACATTACCGCCCGCGCCCGATTTAAAACCAGTAATCTTTGTGCCAGCTGCCACGCCAGAGCCTGACAATGTCATACCAAGGGCAATAGCGCCACTTGATACATTGGTGACCGTTAGGGTTGTGCCGCTGATTGAACCAGTAATAGTCCCGCCAATCTGGCCTCCAGCGCCAATGGTGTATTGGGTTTGGCCAGAAGTCAGGGTAAAGATGATTTCAGTCTTGTAAAAAACCATCATCTGCTCGTTTGACCATTGGTCAACCATGTCATTAAGCATATCAAATGCGTCTTGCGCATCCGCAGGCGCGGGAGTCTCACCAGCCTCTAATGCCCCAATATCTTTAAGGGCGCGAGAGATGATGTCGATTGGTTGTGTCATATCGTCACCTTAAATGTATCCACGGCCCAGGGCGGTTTAGTTGTTGCTGCTGAACTAAGCGCATCCAGTTGCTCTTGTAATCTATATTTTATAAGATGTTTGTCATTTTGGGTAGCATCTAAATCAAGCCAATGTATAACCTGGTGTTCGGTTGTATCGCCATCCACCATGTGCGGAGTAAGCATTTTCCAATTACCCTCGGTTTCTACAGAATGTTTATCATCTATTGCTTTGCACCAATATTTAATAGTTTTTAAGACCCCGTCAACAATAACGGTTTCAAGGATTTTCCATTCAAATGTGATCATGCAACACCCATAAAAGAGTTTCCTCATTCCAAACATAAGTTTTGCCATCGTTTGGATACGGAACTGGGCAATCCCAAAGACAAGTTTTTTCGTTCAGCACCCAAGAGGCAAAAGGTTTTGGAGGAATGAACGCATCCCGTTGTGGGTCGTAGGTGTAACCAATCCCCGCATAGTTTTTGCGCAAAGGGGTTCCGCCCAATACATGAACTCCGCCACAAGTGTTGTATGAGGTTTGTTTGTAAACATCACCCGTCCGCGCAGTCATTTCATCTTCTTTGCCGTCATCTTCCTGACGGCCAACCGTGACAAAAGTCACGATATTGTTTTTATCAAGTTTGGCAAAATGGCTCATGAAAATGTCACCGTCTCAGAGGTTGTTGATGTTGCTGTAACGGTGTAAACCGTAAACCCGCCAGATGGCGATGATGATTGGGTAACGCCTCCAGAAAAACTAGCACTCGATGAATTTGGAATTTTAAGAATAACCACTCCCGAGCCGCCGCCGCCTCCGTTGCTGCCCCCATAGCCAATCCTTCCGCCGCCGCCTCCGCTTCCGGTGTTAAGTGTTCCGCTTGTGGCATCGCCTTGCGAGCCACCACCCTGGCCTCCAATTCCTGACCCTCCCGCGCCTCCAGCGCCGAATCCAGTATATGAACCGCCGCCGCCACCGCCCGCCCTGGTGACCGATGATCCCGTAATGCTTGAGGCCGTTCCCGTTCCACCAGTCGCGCCCACGCCGAATCCACCGTTATCACCAGCGCCTGTATGGCCACCCCCGCCCCCGCCGGATGACGGGCCGACCGTGCCGCCGTTGTTTCCTGGAGATGGGCTCGTTGATGGCGTGTTTCCGTTTCCGGCAGATGTTCCGCCGCCGCCGCCCGATCCGCCGTCTGCGCCCCCTGTGGTGCCGTTTCCGCCTCCCCCGCCGCCTCCGGTTGATGTGTAGGTCGCAAATACTGAGTTGCTTCCAGCGCCTCCTTGATCTGCCGTTCCGCCTGCGCCACCACCACCTACTGTGATTGTGTATGAAGTCCCAGGCTGAACCAATTCAGAAGTAAACGACCGATAACCGCCCGCGCCGCCACCTCCAGTTCCGTTGGCAGCGTTTCCATATCCGCCACCACCACCGCCAGCCACTATCAAAAAATCAATTGATATTGGCTCTGCTGGGGCCGCGCCCAAGAGCATTTGTTGGATTCCCATTAAGAAACATTCCCCGCAACAACGCAAACCGTTCCGCTAATAAACAAAATGGTTGCCGTTCCTCTGGTTTTTAAGGTCATCGTGGCCTTGTCGGAATCAGTCCCCGCAATGTATGCCGTTGTGATTGAACAAGTAATTGTTATGTTTCCGGTCGTGTTGTTGAAAAGTGTGATTGCATCGCCTTCGGCAAAAGTTGCGTCAGGGATAGTAATTGATCCACCAGAACCAATTTGCACATATTCGCCAACATCGCCTACAGCTAATGTATAAGAGCCAGTTTTTGTTCCTACTGGCGGAATATTTCGGTAACCAACTTTGTTTGTTCCGTCTGCCGTGCAATTGTTTAGATTGCCAGAAGTTGGAGTTCCAAGAATAGGCGTTACTAAGGTTGGGCTGGTAGCCAGCACATTACTACCAGTTCCCGTATTGGCTACTGACACAAGGTTTTTTGACGCATCGGTTGCAACTGCGCTTGATGCAGTTAGTCCAGTTAAATTTACACCCGTGGTTGTAAACACACCAGTTGAGGGGTTAAATTGCAACTTAGTTGATGCAACATTGGCCGTTGTAATATTGCCTGTTGTTGCGCTAGTAAATGTTAAATAACGGGTTGCATTCGTTGTTGTATCGTCCGCAATCGCCAAGCCGTTTGCATTGGCTTGCCAAGTTGGTGCCGATGCGCCATTAGAGGTCAATACATAGCCTGCGGTTCCAGTTGATCCAGCCAAAGAAATAGTGTTATTTACCCGTAAATCAGTAAATGTGCCAGCCAGAGGGGTTGTTCCGCCAATAGCCACATTGTTCATGGTTGATGCGGTTGTTGGGTTTACAGTCAACGCGCCCGCAGGTGAAATTGCAACAGTTCCAGTTCCTGTAGGACTAATTGCTACCGCAGCATTTGCTGGATTAATGTTAGTTGCTACATCAATAGAAACATTGTTACCACCGCCACCGCCCCATTGAATCTGAGCAGTTCCACTAGAATTTCTTAAATTACCACCGCCTGATCCTGCAGCATCAAAATTAGTACCTACAAAACCAGTAGTTGCGGTAATAGTTGTTCCACGCACCGTGTTGGCAGTTGTTCCACCAATTGCTGGGGGCGCGGATAAGTCTAAAGTTCCGCCAAGAGTTAAGTTCCCGCTGCTTGTAACTGTTCCCGACAGGCTAATGCCTGATACCGTTCCAGTTCCGCCTACAGAAGTTACCGTTCCAGCCGATGGAGTTGCCCAGGTTGGCACTCCGCCTGCAACTGTTAAAACCTGACCAGTTGATCCAATTCCAACAAAAGTAGTTGCGCCGGCACCGCTTTGATATGGGACTGATCCAGTTGCGCCACCTGCAATATTAGTTGCCGTGGTAGCCGTTGTAGCCGTGGTCGCAGTTGTAGCGGTTGCTGCGTTACCAGAAATTGATCCAGAAATTGTGCTGCTAACCGTTAGGCCAGACAGAGTTCCAACCGCGGTAATGCCTGTATAAGAACCTGAAATTCTGGCAGTATCAATAGTTCCGCTAGTAATTTGGGATGCTGCAATAGCAATACTTGTATTAGTTGCGCTAGTAATCTGTCCTTGGGCGTTAACTGCAATGGCTGGAACCGTGCTGGCCGATCCATAAGTATTGGCAGAAACACCAGTATTTGTAATGCTAAACACATTGGCTGCTAACGATAAACCGGTGCCAGCAAAATAGGCACCAGCTACTTGGAAATTAGACCAATTGACCGCAGTAACGCCAAGAGTGCCGCCTGGCTGAATGTAGCAATACCAAGCTGAACCGGATAATCCACCAGAGGTTATAAAAACCAAGGCAGAAACCAATTCATCCCATGTATTTGCATCTTCTGCCCGTGACCACGCACCAGCAGCAGCAACATAAATACCGTTTTGCGCTGCGTTGGTTTGGTCTTTTACCAATACTCGATCACCAGCAACGACTGCCACGCCATCAATTGTTTGTGCGCCAGATAGGGTAATGTTAGCCGTTGTTCCAGCACGAACTGGCTCTTTCCAAGAAATACCAGCTAATGCTGCGTCAACATAGGTTTTATTGGTTAGGTCATTACCGCCAACAGGCAGACTTGTTGCGCTTGCAGATGTAAACGCCGCGGTTGATGGGGTTGTTGCCCCAATCGTAGTGCTATTAATGGTGCTATTGGTAATGCTTACCCCGTTTAAATCAGGGTTTGTAGGCGCATAAAATGGCGTTCCCGCAGGTCCAATTAAGTTAATGCACTCATACGGCGGCAAGGGCTCAAAAGTCCCCTGAACCGGCACTATATTGGTTGTTATAGTCTTGGCGGTGTTGTTGGACATGGTAAATCCCTTATTCGTTAGCTACGAGCGTCAAATAGAGCGTGTTTGTTGTTGACGAAATAGCCTTAATAAAAAAGTTGGGTCTTGGGCAATCAATAATAATTGGCAAAAACAT